ATTACCACCTTCATCTAAATGTTTTATAAATGCTTGGATCTCTTTATCATAATCTCCGTTAGAATATTTTTTTAAAATAACCATAGTGTTATGAAAATTTTGTCTGACATTAACTCCAGCAGATGTTGCCGATAACACATCAGCAAAAACATCGCCCATGCCACCGAAGTCTTTTCTAATTGTGTTTTGCATTTCTCGATACCAATCAGCTTGTGCAAGAATTAATTCAGCTTCTGGATCTTTAGCTTTTGCTCTTTCTAAAAGATCCATAATATCATTATATACTGTACCAACAATTTGTTCTTTGTACTCATCATCACTCATATTTTTAGGTGTTACATGATAACTATACTTTGGTAATTTTCCGTCTTTGTCTGCCCATTCTATTTTAAATTTTGGTTCGCCATCTTTACCACGACTAATTTTAGCTCCTTTAAAAAATACAGGCTCAAAATTTTCACTATCGGCAAATTTACCTTTTATTCTTTTTACTTCATCTCTTAATTTCGTTTTGTCTTTTTTTGGTATATCTAAATCATTGATTAATTTATTTTCATTTCTAGTTAATCTTAAAGTTATTGGAGGAACAATTGCTGGAGTCGTACTAGACATTTTACTCCAATCGGTTCTTTCATAAAGACTCTTAATCTCTTTTCCAGCTTTGGGAATTAATGGCAAACCCCTTTCAAGGGCTGGTCCAGCAATAGCTCCGATAGAGTAAGCTGTTGCCAATCTTACAGGATCTATATTTCTCTGTACTTCATTAGGTATTCTTCCGTCAGGATATTGTAGAGGGTTTAAGTTTCTTCCTTCTATTTCAAATTTTTGTTGTTGGTAATCAAAGGCTGATGAATATACTCCACCTTCAACAGAAGCTAACATTGTTGAAGATAATAAACCTTGCATAATTTTAAGAACAGCTTTGTTTCCTCCAACTTTACCAGACAACCTCGCTAGAGCTTTTGCTCCTATTTTGTATATTAATCCTCCACCGTATGTCGTAGGATCCGACAGGATTCCTTTAAATGCTCTTCCAAGCCCATCCCATGCAAGACCATCATAATTACCCTCTTCATCCTCATACCAAATATTTGCTACACCAGTCTTTCCTTCTGGATCGTGATACATATTAATTAACCTATACAGATCCAACTTAGATCTATCTGATAGATTATTAAAATTTTCTAAATGTATTCCTCCATAAACAAGATTATTGCTAATCTGTCCAACAAGCTCCAAAGCCCATTCAGATACTTCTTCCTCACTAGCATTTTCAATATCTATATCTACCCTTTGACGATGAGGGTTTAAAACAGGATTATTTCTATCTCTTAATGTTGATGGTCTCCACATAGAATCATTTTTAAAGAAGTAAGGATCCCTAAATAGTCTTTGAGCAGATTCTCTCCAGGGGTTAATTCCGTTTTCCTCATAATCATGGAAAAGTTGCCCTCCCCTGGACATTTTAAATATCTCAGGATCTACATTTTCCTCATACTTAAAAGGAATATTGTTTCCAAGTATATGAACTGAATCCCCACCATTCTTTTCAATGATGTTTTGTTTTTCAATAGTACCTTGTAGATCTAAAGAACTTTCATACTTTTCATTAGTAAAGCTCAATTTTACTATTCCTCCCATCCATATGACTTAAATTCTAGTTGTTTTAGTTTAGTATTAAAGAGTCTTTCATTTGGTCTTCTCTTTGGATCAAGAGCTAACCATGCTCTTTTCATATCCTCTGTAAATTTCTTAGGATTGTTAGCCATTGCTTTAAGAATACTTTTATTATTACCAATTGGATCTTGAGCTTTCCGTATATCCATTCTACCACCCTCTGCATCAACCATACTTCCTTTACCAAGTTGAGAATTTTCTGTAGCATATATTGAGTTATACATGTCTATAACATCTACATTAATTATTTGCATTTGGTCCAAATCTGCATTCATCTTTTTCTTTTGCTGATAATTAATGATCACATTTTCTGCTATTTTTTCCATTTCAGCTTTTGTAGGAAATGCTCCATCTTTCTCTGCTACAGATATAAGAAACATATTTAAGTGAGAGCCTATCAGCTCCTTGTCGGTATCATCCATTGGCATGAAAGATTCTAACGGATATACAGCATTTTTAACAATTGCCAGGCTCTCTTTAAGGTCTTTGTGATATTGGGTATTCCCATTTTTTCCACCCATTAAAGAAGTAAGTCTAGCCTTATAAGTTGCTAGATCTATTTCATTATTCTTATAATCTTCATTGTTATTTTTTATCAGGTCCTCATAATCACTAGGATCATAGGCATTTGCTATAGCCGTAGAATATTCAATTGTGTTATCATGGTCCGTAATATTATCAGTCCCACTCTTTTTATTTTCATATACTTTTATAAGGGCATCTTTCTGTTCTTTGGTAAGTTTCCTTTCAGAATATAACTTATTTAGAAGTCCTGGAGTTATCTCTTGATCATCAAACTTGGTGTTGTTTGAAATGTCTTCCAATATAAGTTTATGGTTATCATGTTGGGATGAATCAATCTTTCTCTCATTATTTTTATATGCATAGTCTAAGGCTTTTTGTCTTCTATCTCTAGTTTCATCAATAACTGAATAAGCCTTTTGTTTCATTTCCAGTCTTTTGTTCAAGGGAATATGTGGGTAGTGTAAATATCTTCCAGGATTGTTTGGATCTTTTTCAAATAAAGTTTCAGAAAAGTCCATCATGTTTTCTTCAACTACTCTTTGTGCATCTTCATCATTATCTAAAAGCCTTGCTTGGTTAGAAAAGTTATCAATAGTTGTATCAACAATTAATGTTTCTAGGTCTTGTAATTCTTCAAGAACTCCAGCTTTCCCATTATCATAAAGACCATGATCAAATTTTTCTTGTAAGTAACCTTTGATGGGAGGAGAACCATTTTGTATTACAGAACCATCTGGACCAATAACTTCTTCCCTACCCTCAGATCCAAAAAGTTTATCCCAGGCTATCTGTCCTCTTGGAGTATCTCGATATTCAATTATATCATTTACTAGATTTTCTCTCTTTGCATCAAGCAAAGCAGTTTGTTGATTTACCCTTGCTGTGATTTCTAGTTTTGCAATATCAGCATCATCGAGAATATCTCTTTGTGCTACAGAAGCATTAAAGACTTTTTTAACAGCATTATTTTTAACAATGCTGTTTGGTTTTCCTGATGTGGAATCAAAATTATAAACAGTTGGTTCTCCCTTATTTGGTCCAGCACTATTTAATGAATATACATTTCCATTAAGAAGAGCAGTTTTCAGCTTTAGTTTTTCAGCCTTTACCCAATCAGATTGATCTTGCCCAGATTGTCCTATAAGAACAGATCTTGCCATAATATCATTTGATGCAGTTATATAATCATTTTCTAATCTCTGGGCTTCTGTAGAGTTTTTTATCTCTTGAAGTTTTGCTCCTATTTCAAAAACTTGCCCTCCTAAACCAGCAAGGCTACTTCCAAAGTTTGCTTGAGCAGTAGCTCCTTGAGACATAGCACTAGGGTTTGCAGAAATGCCTAACTGAATATTAGCTGGTTCATTTCCAGGTTTAGTTTGTGATTCAAATGTTGGGATCTTCATTGCCATTGTTTACTCCTATGATATTGCAGAATACTGCATACCCATTCCAGCAAGTTGAGATGCTCCACCAAGTAAACTTGAGTAAGCATTATATTTTCCAGCAGTCCTTGCTTGTTCTCCATACATCCTGGATAGATCTGCTGACATACCACCTTGAATTGCTGTTTCTTCCAACTGAGCTTCTCTAATTTTGCTGTTGTATTTTTGCATAGCAATTTCTTTTTCTGCTTCATATGCATTTTCAATTGCCACTACTAAGGGAGTCCCTGTTCCAGCTTGAAATCCATTAACTCGATAAGACTGAGCTGTTGCAGATTGAAATTTATCAAAGTCTTTCTCGAAGTCCAATATTGCAAGATCTGTATGTCGTTTTTGGATCTCTTTGGATGTTCTTGCTACTTTAGCATTTCTCTCTGCAACTTTTGCATTATACTCGTTAGCCTGTTGTTGCATCTTGCCTGTCTTCTTGGCCCCTTTGTAGGCCATGTATGTACCAGCTACAGTTGCTGTAGCTCCTACTCCCATCAAAATTGCTGGAACTGCTGTTGCCATTTTAATCTCCTTTAAAAAATTCTTGCGAAGGAATAATAATCAGTTTCGTTTGGTCCGTATTTAGGATGAAATCCTTCTTCTTTAAATCCTAAAAATTTTATAAATCTCAGAGCTTCATCCCAATCAGCAAGGACATGGGTACTCACTCTTTTGTATTCTTTTTGCTCTGCTATAATTTCAATACTTTTTCTCAAAGTCTTTACAACAGATTTTATATGTTTTGGTACATGCTCTGTTCCAAAGAACCATGCATCGCCATGTTGATGCCATAATTCAATTATTCCACCACATGCTACAATATTATTGTTATCATCAATTCCTGTATATGATGCTCCTTCATCAACATGATGTTCAGCCCATTCTTTCCAATCAACAATTGGATTTCTCATGTCTTCGGTTACACCTCCAACTGGTTTATCTAGCCAGGAAACATGCTGTGGTTCAAAAGGTATTAATCTCATCTATCTCTCAAAAGTTTGTAGTCTTGGGAATATGGATAATATTGTTAATGGTAATGGCTGTTCGCTAACTGCATATATATATCCGTCAGAATCATATCCTGATGTAAATTCTATTGTCTTATCTCCTGTATAGAGATCTAAGGCTTCATCCATTTCGTCAGCAGAACTTCTGAATGGAACAAGATCGTTTACAGATAAACTTTGTCCAATCTTTAAACCTACGGTTCTATAAAGACGAACAGTTACATCATAAATTCTTTTTGTCTTGCCCTGGGAAGTCCCAAGAGTTGCTCCAGCATCTACTCTCATAGTTTGTAATGTTGAAGTATATTTCAGACCAAAATGTACAGTCTTCGCAGATCTATTAAGAGTAACCTGACCAGATGATACTGTAACATCTGGATGAGTTGCTCCGTCAGCAAGAACAGATAAGGTCTGTCCTTCTAAATGTCCTAATCCAGAGAAAGTAGAAAATGCACTATTGGTATATGAAGATAAGCCAGAATCTACAAAAAAGGCATCCTTAACATCTGTTCCAAAATCAAAATAATTAAATCGTTCAACAAATCTTTTTGTAGCCCCACCTATTGTTCTTTTCACTACGACATAAATATCATCTTCATCTAACTCTCCTGGAATAGTTGCAATAGATTCTACCACCCCATAATCATAAGTTACATTTGGAGATACTGATGTATCTGTCCAGGATCCACCAAGAGTATGTTCATGCCAGGCTACAATGTTTTCTTCTCTTCTGTATGTCATAACAGCAATTTTTCCGTTATTTAAAACACACCAAATAGTATTGTCTGGCTCCTGGGCATGTGCCATTTCCTTAATACCAGAAGATGTAATATGTTCAGCCATGATTGTAAGATCTGGAGCTGTATATGAATCGGTATCAAAACTATAAACAAGCTCTCTTACTTTTCTCCTAGCTCTTTGTACAAATAATGTAACATTGCCTACCTGGATAGGATCTACATTTGATGTACCATAATAAGCCTGTCTTTTAATTTGTGCTGATGTTGGAGAAAGAGGAGCATCAGATCCAGAAGATCTAACAGCAAATTCTCCACCAGATGTTCCAACAAGAAGAGAACTACTAGAGCTTAAATATCTGATCACATTAACCTGGTTAGATCCAATTGTATAAATTAAACCATCATCAGTATTTGTTCCTGTGCCAAAGTTTTCAAAATCTCCACCTTTACTAAAAAATAATGTTTGTGGGTTTGATGAGGTCCCAGCAAGAACTAATCTCTCCTCATAGAAGGCTATTGCCCTTGGATAGCCTGTTGTTGATGAGAAAGCTCCCAGGGACCAATTCTCGTCATCTACTAAAGCTCCTTGAATAGATACTGCTGGTCCAGCATTTTCATTGTTGAGATCATCGGATGGAGCAAGAAGGATGGTATCTTCTGTTGCCTGGACAATAAGTTTTTCTGGATAGGTCGTATTACCTACTGTTGCATTGTTATCGCTATTGCTAAATCCAGCTACCTCAATGCTCATTCCTGTTTTTAATCCTTCGGTAACAAAATTCTTTTCGCTGTTCACATATCTATCATTATGCTCCAGGCCTGTAGAAGATGGATCTCCTTCAACAGCCGATATTTTCGTATTAGACACATAAGGCATTAACTCTGTTCTATATTCTTCATTTTCTTGTACAGTTGTTGATACAGAGGTTAAGGATGTAACTGTTGCTCCACTATTGTGAGCTGATGCCGTTGTCCCAAGCTGTCCTCTCTGTACTCCTGAGTTGACAGAGTTACCAGCAATGGATGTATATTTAATTATCTCAGATCCTATCTGGAAATATCCTCCTGGGCTATCTGTTTGAAATCCTGTATTAGATCCTATGTTAATTGTAGTATCTGTATTTGAGATACCAGATGAAAGTGTAGTTGTTACTAAAGCTGTTATTTTTGTATAACCATCATGTACTTTAATAAGTCTACCAACATCTGTACTTTTAAATCCAGTATCATCATTTATGCCTACAACATCACTAGCATATACATGTGGGGTTCCTGTCCTGGATGATGCCCTCATAGTTGTTTGAGTTATGTTAGGATCCATCATCGGACCATTTTTGAAATTAACTTCTGTTAATATCCAATCAATATGACTTGTTCTTGTTAATTTTCTAACAGGATGATCTGGATGAACTAAGTACATAACATCAGCAGATTGAACGAATTTTATATCAGGCAATTGAGCAGTAGTGTATGTGGTAACTGTCTCTACAATAGAGTTTCCACCATCAACAATAATTCCACCGTCTCTGTAAAAACGAATATAGTTGTTTCCAAATTCTAGGATATAAGTTTGGGAAATATTAAATTCAAAAGGTATTAACCTAGTTGCGTTAGATGATGTTTTAACTTCTTTAATAAAAATTGTTCCAGGTCTTCTGGAGACACCCCCATGAGGATGGACCAGTAAGTTTTTCATTTGCCTGGCTCCAGTAAAGTATTTCTCAAGATCTACTCTACCAGCCATTTTTTCGCTTAACTCTCCAGAGGTAAATGCATTAAAAGCTGGGGCTGATTTTGCCATATTATCTTCTCGAATTTATAAATGTATTTGCTTGTAAGGATCCAGAATCAGCTACATTTTCATTTGTTCCAGGCATACCCTCAGTCGCATCGACAAACCGAGCTTCTGTTAATTTGAGCATATATATATCCATCATTTGTGCTGATAAGGTATTGGATCCAATAACTGGATATGAAATATCTGATGCAAGTCTTGAAGCTATCGCTTCTACAAGTAATTGATCGTATTGCATCGGATCTGTGATTTGAGCTACATACTGAATTTTTAACGGAGCAGATTCATCCGTTACAATTTTTCTTCCTTCCACCTGGTAGACACTATCTAAGTATTCAAGTTTTAAAACTCTCAGACAGTCTCCTGGTAAAGTATATGAATAAGCAAACTCCCAATCTGGAGCTGTTGTATCTGCTGGTAAGGCTGTTCTTTTAATTAAACAATTCCAAGGATGAGATCTGAAAACTGCATCCCTTACATGAGGGTATCTTTGATTACAGATTCGCCCTACTTTTGAATCCTCTTGCAAAGTTAATATAGTTGAAGCTCCTATCATGTTAAGAGCTGAATTGCATATATCTACATCTGATGTTGCCATTATAATTCCTTATAAAAATTTTTGATATGAGGACTGCAATCGCTAGTCCCCATATCTTTTATTTAGGTTACTAACTTACTGTATAGTAAACGACACTTGTGATTGTGCCAGAAGCCGAAGCTCCAGCAGTTGTAATCAGTATGTCTGTTAC